ATCTGCAAGTGCTAAAAATAAACTTGCTAATGAAGCATTTACAAATACAACAACTGGTTTTATTGCAAACTTAACAAAAAGTGCTAATAGAAAACTTGCAAGAAAAGAAATAACTGAATCTCAATTTGATGCAGTATTAAAAATGGGAGAAGAAGTAGCAAGTAGAGGCGTACCATTACAAAACATATCTCAGTTTGCTAGAACTAAATATGGTAATACTAGGTTTGGTAGATTTGCTACAGAAGCATTACATGATGCATTTGTATTTTCTGTATCTGATGCAGTAATGGATGCCTCATTTCAATCTCAACAAATGTTAAAAGGAGAGCAAGAAGAATTTAACTTAGGTCAAGTAGGATATTCAGTAGCAACAGGTTTCTTAGCAGGTACAGCAATTAACGCAGCTACAGCTCCATTTAAACCTTTAGGTAAGATGTTAAAATCAAGAACAGATTTTGCACAAGGATTAAGAACATACTTAACAAGTAGAAAAATGTATGAAAATGAACCATTAGAAAACATTGTTAATAGTATGGTTGGTATAGCAAATAATAATAGAAAAAATGCTTTTTCTACTAGTTTTGATTATAAAAATTTAGATGGTGTAAAGAAAAGTCAAGATTTATTAGAATCTGATAATCAAAGCCATAAAACAAATGTCAAAAGAATTACTGCTAAATTAATAGATGAACTTGGAGAAAAAGACGCTAGAACTAAATCATTAAATTGGTTGATGTCTCAAAAGAAAATATATGGAAGAGAGATGTTAGCTGAGGCAACTAGAGAGGGTATGCAAAACTATAGATTAATATTCCCTAGAATGTTTGTAGCTGGAGCAGCGATGGCAGGCACACAAGGAGTACAAGCATATGCTACTGGTAATGAATTAAGAGCAGAAGATTATATATCTAGTATATTAATTGGTGCTTGGACACAACGTAGAGGCAACTTTGCAAGAGAAGTAGACTTGGGTAATAGAATAAAAGAATTAAGGTCTACATTAGAATTTGTTGGAGTTGATACTAAGAATACAGTCTTTGGTACTACATTTACTAGCAATACAAATATGTTTGGAGTTGGATTAGCAAGAGATAATGAAAGACTTTCTAAGTATTTAAAAGATGAACGTATTGTTAGTGATGAGGATGAATCTGTAGAATCAGGTAGACTTACAGAAGATGAAAGAGTATTTTATGAAGATGTAAATGGTAATCCTATTGACCCTCATAATGGTAGAATGGAATATGTTTATGGATTATTAAGTCAAGACTTTAAATACAAAATACCTAAAGACCAAATATCTGAACGACAAGCAAATGAAATAATAGAAATATTAGAAAAGCAAGGTTTCAAAACACTAGATGATTTTGATAAAGCATATGAAGATAGAATTGCTGAATCAACTACTACAATGAAAGAAAGTCTAGTTAGCGTGTTAAGAAATATAGAAAAAGCAGGGTTTGAAGATTTTGGTATTACTAGTGATACAAGTAGTAAACAAATGTCTATACCTAAAATTATAGAAATAGATACTACATTGCTTGATAGAGCAAGAGATGGTGAATTTAAAGAATGGCTTTCAGATAAAGATGGAGAAAAAGCAGTAGAAGAAATACGTAATGCATTTAGAAGTTTAGATACAGTTATACGTTCTACTATGGCTATTGATTCTAAATCAGCAAAATTAAGTAATGAAGGTACAACAATTAATTCTTCTGATACATTAAAAGATGTATATAATATTGTAAGAGATTCTGAGAAAGCAATACAATCATCTGTAGACCCAAAAGATTCAAGAGCAGAATTTAGATTTTCAGATGTTCATTCTTATTTAATGCCAGTAATACACAACGAAGGTAAAAAATTTACAAAAGGTGTTATGTCTAATCTTCAAAGAAATAACATGACAGATAAATTAAAGACTGCTTTATTTGATGTAGGTATTTTGCAAAAAGTAGATGGTGAGTTAAAAATTATAGATGATGTATCTAAGATTAAAGTAGATGAAGAGTATAAAACAAAGTTTGATGATTTAACTAAACTTCATAACATATTAGTAGCATTAGGTGAGTTTGACCCTACAAGTACAGCAATTAATAAAAAGGTCGAAACTGGTAATATTTCAAGGCTTAAATCTAGTATGCTAGACTCAGGTATTGATTTGTCTAGATTCAATGACCCTAATACAAAATTCTTATATCAAATGTTATTGAACGATATAAGCAATAAAAGATTAAAAGACTCTGTTGCATCTCAAGCTGATATAGATTTTATTGTACAACAATCAGGTAATTCATTACTTAGTGAAAGAGGTTTATTAGGAGAAGGTGGATTAAGAGGATTTACATTAAATAAAATAGATGCTCCTGATGATAGAAAATTTCAAAATGAATATAATAATAAAATTGATAGTTTAAGAAAAGAATCTGGAGTTGTTAATGTATCAGATAAAGTAAGAGTATTAACTGGAGTTCAAGTAGAAGAAGTAAAATTTTTATATGATTCTATTTATAATGTTGCAACAGTTAATGAAAATATGGGTATGGAAAACCTATTTAGAGCATTAACAAATAGTGGATTAGAAAGTCCTAAGAATAGAATGTTAGCATATATGCAAGTATTTGGTAAGAAAGGACAAATAAGAATACTTTCTATGTTAAAAAGACAAGGGATTATTGATAGAAATGCTGATGGTAATTTAGAAGTAAATAAAAAATTTACAATTGAAAAATTAAATAATGAATTAGGTGAAGCAAAAACAGAAGAAGAAAGACAAAAAATATTAGATTTACAATCAGATATTAGTAAAGATTTTAAAGAAGCATTAAATCCTATTATAGATAATTTAGATGGTCAAGGTATTAATCATTATGTTGAAAATGAAATAAAAGAAAGAGAGAAAATTAAACTTAGGTATCAAGAAAAAGCATTAGATGAAGATGTAACTCCTTCAATGGGCGTTGATGAATTTTTTAGAAAATATAAATTTTTTAATGAAGTTATAGATGGAGAAGGTCCAATTGAAGACTATAGTAACCAAAGTTCTGAATGGAAGTCTGAACATTTAAAAGGATTGGATTTTATTTATGATGACTTAGGTAATAAAGTTGCTAAAGCTCGTTTAATAAGTATAGCAAAAACTCTTGTAAAAGATGATATTAAGTTTGATGATATGACTGGTAAAGAACAAGATAAGGTAATACAAGATTTAACACAAGTAGTAAGAAGCGTATTAAAAAGAAAATCTGTTAAGAAAGTATCCATTGTTAATGGTGAGGTAGTTTATAATGATGATGCTACCTCTAGAGAAGTAATGCAAGGCAATCCTATATTTGATAAATTAGAATCTCTTGGTCTTGATTATGGTATATTTGATAACAATGTAGTGTATACAGAATTTGGTAGATATGTAACAGAAAAGTCATATAATATATTAAGTACACAAGGATTAAGTGATAGTCAAAAATCACACATATTATTTTTACGAGGTCAAGTACAAAACTATTTAGGCAACAACTTACTTAATAAAAATTTAAGCGCTTTATCTCAAGATAATATACAAATTGCTGATAAAGGCAATAAGGGGGGAATGCTTAAGTTAGATATATTTGATGGATTAGATAGCATAGTTATAGATAGAAGCAGTTCATCTAAGATTGCTCAAGATTTTATAAGGTTTAGTAAAGACCATATTTCAAAAATAGATAATGCAAATGTTAAAAGACAAGTAAAAAAACTTGTAAAAGAATTTAAAAGTGCAAAGCAAGATTACGATTATACAGGTGAAAATATTGAGTTAGCTACTAGGTTTTTAATTTATGAAGCAGCGTACAGAAGTAAAGATAATGAAGTATTCTATAGAGTGTTAAATGAGAACTCAGCAAAGAATGTAGATACATATCTTAAAAGAATGAAACTTGCTACAACTAAAAACTTTATTAGGTCAGATAAAACATTTTATGAAGCATTAATAGATGTAAAAGAAACAATAAAAGATGGCAACAAAGAATCTGTACAAGTATTAAAAAATAGATTAGAAAAACATAAAGGTAAATATAGAATAGCAGTATGGGATGATGAAGGTACTGAAACAATGTCTACTTTAATAGATGATGTTATTACTGAATACAAAGACCAGTATCCTGAGTTAGAAAATTTTAGTACAAAACACACTGTAGGTGACGCTCATGCAGATGTTTCAGCTTTTGATAGTATATCATTTTTATCTAAAGATATGATGATGGAAATGCATACTATTATGGGGCATAGTTCTGATTCTAAAAGCCCAATAAAGCCAGTTATATCATCTCAAGGCGATGGTAAAACTTTATTATATGGTAAAACATTATTTGTTTATAGTTCTTCTTTAAATAAATTTTTTGAAAATAACCCTGTTGATGTTCTTCTTACTAAAAGTGGAGCTAAAGCATATGATGTTAAGACAGATAAAGAAGGAACAGATATATCTATTATAAGAGATACTAGGTGGAGTGAATTAAATGATTTTCAAATTGGTCAAAAAAGCGGTGAAACATATTCAAATATTGTAAAAGAAATAGATTTAGATGGTATAGGATTAAGAGCAGAAAAAGAAGCTGTTAGAATATCTGCTAGTGAATCAGATGCAGATTATAATTATATGAATAGAAGAGAACATGAAGCAGCTTTTAGAGAAATGGCAGATGAATTAGATGCTAGTCTTGCTTATATGGATAATATTAAATCAGATTCATTTAAGTTAAGAAGTTTTATGTTAGAGCAATTAAACAAAGGTAATATACCTGACGACGCAGAAGATGGAGCATTAAAAAATCTTAGTAACTTTGTATACTTTTTACAATTAGATAGAAGTGCTAATCCTAATGATTATAGTTCTGCTCAAGTAAACAAGTATTTATCTAAAGTATATATTGATAATATATTTAGTAATAGAAGAGCAATAGTTAATAATGTATACGCAGAAGATAAGCAAGATGCTTTTAGATATGGTGGTCAAGGACCTCTTGTGCAAACTGCTGGAGCTCATCAAGGTGGTAAATTAAAAACTAGATTACTACCAACTTTATTTAATAAAGATAGAAAGATGATTCTCAGAGGTGAAATAATGTTACCTGATGCAGAAAGAGAATCTGATTTAACTAAGTTAGGTAGAAAGAAAATACGTATTGTAAATAACGAAGCAGTATTTACTATTGAAGAGTTTAAACAAGATTTAAAAAAGATAGAGCAATATGATAACAAAGAGTTTGATAAAGAATTTGACAAGCAATTTGATAATGCAATGACACTAGAAGCTATTCATGGAGTTCTATTAAAGTATAATAAAGATTTAAATAAAGAAGGTATTAAAAGTAGATACCAATTAGGAATTATATCCAGAAGAAACCCAAGAACAAGACCTAATGATATTACCTTACTGGGATTGAAAGGATTTTTAGATAAAGATACTGGGCTAGCAGTAGAGATAAATAGTTATGATATTGCTAATATATATGAAGGTGATTATGATGCTGATAAAGTAGATTACTTTTTTGCACATAGTGATTATATGTTTGATTATATAAAAAGAAACGATGCTCACTTTGTTCAAGGTGTTGATATATCTAAACTTCAAGAAGGTTCAGAGTTTACATTTGCTTTAGATGCAACTACATCAAGAAATACAGTTCTATCTAAAATAGGTAACGCCATAGCATTTAAAAAAGGAATAGGTATTGTACAAAAAACACATAGAAAACTTAATTATGCGCAAAACCTAACTGATATAAGTCATTTAACATATGAATCAGAACAAGATAAGATAGATAAGTTGAATGATAAAAAATGGAAAAATATAATAAGGCAAAATGTTAATGGTGAATTAGTAGGGCCTGGAGTTTTATATGAAGCAAGTAAGGATAGTAATGGTAATAATACTGAAATAATTACAATGGATACAGAATCACTTTCTTACTTTCAAAGAGCTGCGTTAGAAGTTCAATATGTTATTGATGGAGCAAACAAATTTAATAAGAAACTTGGTAATAATTTATATGAGTGGTCTGATAAATTTTTATTTCCTGATTTAGATAACTCATTAAGTCCTAAAAATGCAGATGCACAAGACTCTAGAGAAATATATGCTAGGGGTAGAAATGGAGATGGAAGAAGAATAAGAATTTTTCAAAGGTTTAAGCTAGATAGTGATGGTATATATAGAGAAGTAGCTTTGAATGAAGCAGATAAACTAGTTATTAAAGAATTTTTAAATCAACAAAATAAATTACTAGCTTCTTTTGGAGATGACACTTACGAAGGTGGACAGAAAAGAAAGACAAGTTTTTATGATATGGCTATCGGTAGTAAAGCATTTAAAGAGTTTCATGAAGATATATATAAATCATTAAATAGACATTTCTTTCCTAAGTCTTGGAAGAGAAAAGATTTAGATGAAGCAAATAGTAAATATTTAGACGACTTAATTAATCCAGAAAATGACTTCTTTAATAAAACTAAAGATAAAATACAAAATATTGCTAAAGGTGAAGGTGGTAATTATTTAGATAGGATTGCAGTAAAGATAGCAGATAAAGAATTTTTAGATAATAAAAGAGAATATCATATGACGACAGCTAATCATATGGTAATGGACAATTGGTTTAAATCTTTAATTGCTGTAGAGCCTGGTCAAATAAAGACTGACGATGATGGAAACACTACTATAGAAACACAAGAAATGTCTCAAGCAGAATTAGATGATTTTGAATCTTCATTGGACAAACTAACTAAAGGTATTAAAAGTGATACTCAGCAATTTAATAGCATTATTGCTACCATAAAAAGATTAGATAAAAACAAAAATTACATTAAAAGAAGTAAGTATCCAGAAAAATGGAAACAATCTAAAGTAAAAAGTATTGATTGGGTAATTAATAAGATGAAAGATAAGTTACAAAATCAATATAAAGTTCCAAAAAATAAATTACATACAAAAGATTTAAAGTATAAAAACTATGTATCTATAGAATCTAATTCTGATTTAGTAGATAGTGTTGTTCATGCAAATACAATGGATTCCTTGTTAAGAGGATTTGGTTATGGTATGAACTATGATAGTTGGTATGATACATTAGGTGATGAAGCTAGAAAAGACATGAAAACTATACTTGATTTTAATAGACTAGAGTATGGTAAAGGCGCATTAATAGATGAAGTATTAGCATTTAAAGATAGAACATTAGTTGATAATGAAGATTTAATGAAAATGATTAGAGAGTACAGACCTAACATATCAACAATTTCAGATTTAAGAAATCAATACTTAACTAAAATGATTGAAAAGCATAAGTTAAATTTTCTTTATGCATACATGGAACCTAGAAGAAACAAAGATGATATAGGAGTATTTAATAATAGACCAGTATCTATTCCATACAAAGAAACTGCTAGATATAAACAAGGAATACAATTACTTACAGGATTTGCAAGAGGTAATATTGAATTTGCTAAAGATGAATCTGTAAAACAAAAAGGGCAAGAAGTATCTGAATTTGTATTGAAATCAATTATGGAAGGTAATAATCATTATAGAATATTTTTTAATAAAGATACATCATTAATAGATTTTAACAATTTAAATTTTGAAAGATTTGGATTAATGGCTTTTGATAAAAATACTAGAATGAGATTAAATGAAAACTCTAGTGATTTTAGTTGGACTAAAGAAATGCTTCCAAATAATCCATTATCAACAATTAATAAATCTGTTATGAGAATGTACTCTGATTATGCAGATTTAATGCCAGATGCAAACAAAGAAAAATATCAAGATTTCTTACAAAGATTAAATGATTTAGAAGAGTTTTCTGCTAGACAAGATTATTTAAATCCAATTAAATATGCTCACTTAAGAATGTCATTAGATAAAGATTTCTTAGATATGATGAGAAAAGATATATACAATATAGCAGGTGATAATATGTTACCTGATAATATAAAAAACAATCCGATGTATGCTCATATGGAGTTTTTAAAGTATGAACCAAAGCAAGCTAAATCTCCTAGTAAAGCAATAAATATGCTAAAGGTAGTTAGTGAAGCAAATAATGCATTATATACAGCAGCGAGACAGAATCCATTAAAAGATAGTGGATATGAAGTATTTAATAAGATGGGAGAGTATTTAAAATGTCAGTAGTAAGTTGCGATAATATAAATAATAAAAAAGCATTAAAACTTTGGAACTCTATTAGTAAGTGGGCAGATACTGAAATAGTAAATAAAAATATACAAGCTCCTTATCAAGCAGCTATGTCAATGTTTGAATCTAGATTTCATATACCAATGGATTATGCAGTACTACTTAGTGATACTCAAGGTGGAGCATTTTTAACTAGAGGTAATATAAATGCATTTATAAAAGATTTATATAGTTATGCTAAGAGAGTTGATAGTGGAAAGTTTAGTGAGTTTGAAGTTGCTGAAGGATTTATGACAGGAACTGTACTTGGTAAAAGAGACCCTGTTCTTGCTAAAACTATTAAATCAATCAGGGAAGTAGTAGATAGTGATAAGAAAAGAAGTAACGATTTAAATCTTAAATTTAAAAAGATAGTAGATGGACTAAGAGGTTCTTCAGATGTTGGTGGTATATTTAGCAAATCAAGGCTAAATGCATCATTAAAAAAACATAGACAGCTAGAACTAGATTATATTAAAGCATTAGATAGTGGTGTTCAAAAAGATATAGATGAAAAGTATGAAGCATTAACAAAGTTTGAGAGAGATGGTTCCGTTAAAACATTTACAGAATTTATAGATATTATTGAAACTAAAATGCCAAAAGCAATATTAGCAAAGTATAATGATGAAAGAATTATTGCCAGAATAAATGAAGATGGAAGTTTACAAGACCTTAAAGGTATTAAACGTAAAGAAAGAAAAGTAATAGAAGAAGCTAGAAAAAGAATTAAAGAATATGATAATGGTACAAAATTAGTAAGACTTACAGATGATGAATCTTTAAAATATTTTAGACAATTAAATATGCCAGAAGATATAACTCAATCATTAATTGATTATAATAATTTAATGACTGATTCTTATTCAGTTCTTAGAGCAGGTATTAATGCTAAGATAGATGTACACATAAAGAGACTAGAAAATAGAAAAGGATTTGCTACAAGCATAACTAAGTTAAAAGAATTAAAAGATAAAATGCGAGGCGAATTAATGCCCAAGTATAAAGAAGATGGATACTTTCCTCATTTTAC